CCTTGCCGATCTTGCTGATTTTCCTGGTGTCGCAATTACCCCGGATGGTTTTTTAATGCCCATGTATCGGTATTGTTCCGGTGATGTTTATCCGAAAATTGCAGAATTACAGCAAGCCATGGCCGTAGAAATCGATCAGAGAATAAAAGACCGGTACCAAGAACAGATCAGTGAAATGTTGCTAAAAGTTAAGCAGACCGCCCCAGAGGATATTTCTTTCGGGATGCAGCAAAAATGGTTTAATCGTGAAAAATATGTTGCAGGGTTCCTGAAAGACCAGGGCTACAAAAATGTTGAGTATGGCAAGGTGATTGAAGTTGAGCATGAAGATTATGCCGGGAACATCAGTAAAAAAGAGCAGTTCCAATCTCCTTATGACGGCCCGGATGGTGAATTTAGGGGCCTACCTTCCTTTGGTTTCTTTAAGCAGTTTGAAAAGTATCTGAACGGCAAAAAGATAACCTCTTCAAAACAGGAATATATTGAAGAATATCGGGGACAAGCCCGGTCCCTGGAAGAGCAGTTTAATGTATGGATGCAGCAACACCCAGATATTGATGAGCTTGCAGCCGGTTTTAACCGGAAATTCAATGGGTATGTTCCGGTTGAGCATGAAGACACGCCTTTAGGAATTGAAGATTTTTTGAACGGAGAGATTGTCCCACATGGATTCCAGAATTCTGAAATTAGAAGACTTTCTGAAGATGGCCGGGGGATTTGTGGCATGGGAACTGGTTTAGGGAAAACGTTTACTTCTTTTGGTCTTGCAGCATACGACATTAAAAAAGGTCGCTCAAAAAGAAAAGCCATTGTTGTCCCGAATTCAGTGCTTGAGAACTGGTATCATGAAGCAAGGACCATCTATAAAGAGTCCTTTGTCAGAAATGACATGATGTTTATCGGCATTGAACCAAAAATGTTAAAGGATGGTGTGAAGAGAAAACCGGTCCTTGATGAAAATGGAAAGCAGAAAATTGGCCGGAATGGGAAGCCCGTTTTTCAGGATGATGTTGTTTTCCGCAATTCCAAACAAGATAAGTATGATGCCTTGTGGAAAGTCCCGCAATCTAATTACAAAATTGTAATAATGACAAAAGAGACATTTGGCATGATTCCCTTAAAACCGGAGAATAAAGCTAAATATACGGACAAAATGGTAAAAAGGGCCTTGATGTCTGCAGGTCTCGCAAAGAAGATTAATGAGGGCAAAAAATCTTATGATGATGATAAGAAAATAGCCAATCTTGAAGGTAAATACAGCGATGAGGGCACTAAGAAGAAACAAGAACTCCCATACCTTGAGGACATGGGGTTTGATTCAGTTGTTGTTGATGAGGTCCACAATTACAAAAACAGCATAGAGCCTGGGGAAAATACCCGGGGGATTGCTTATCTGCCCACGGCCCCATCTGCCCAAGTCGCCCTTGATATGACCATGAAAGCAGCTTTTCTGAGGGATCAGAATGACGGCAGGGGCTTTATTGGCCTTTCTGCCACCCCTGTGACCAACTCACCTTTTGAGATATTCAATCAGCTTGCCCTTGTATGCGGTCCGGAAGAGTTTGAAAAATTTGGTGTTCATACTGTTGATGATTTTGTCCGTGTTTTTGGCGATATCCAGCCGGTGGACAAGATGTCAACCACAGGCGATGTGAAACAGACAGAAGGCCTGGTAGGGTTTAAAAATCTTGACGGTTTAAGATCCTTGTTTGGAAAATATGTCAATGTTAAGACGGCCAAGGACGTTGATCAAGAGATTCATGTCCCGGAAGGTATTGAACAACAAGAGTTTGTCTCAATGGATGATGACCAGACAGAAATTTACCAATCTCTTCGGGCCAGGGCTAAAAAAGCCATTGACCCATCCACTCCGAAAGAAGACCGGGAACACGTTTTCTCCATTATCCGTGAAATGGACCGGGTTACAACAGATATGGATTTGTATAACCGGACCATGACTTTTGTTTTTTCCTCAAAGTATCGTGAATCGGTTGAATCCCTGGAAGAAAAATTGCCGACCACATATAAAGTTAAACAGAAAGATGAAGACGGTGAAACATACTTTGAGGACATTGAATTTGAGTCTGTTTTCAAGGAAAGCGGGGAGTCTTTTTCCTACGTGGTACCTGAGCAGTTTGAAACCCTTGTAACGGCCCGGTTCGTTGAATTCGGCATTAAATTGGGGGACGTTTCTCACCCGGTCACGCCGAAATATGCAAAGATGCTTGAAAGGCTAAAAACCCACCATGAATCAGGTGGCAAGCAGATAATTTTCACCGAAGAAAAAACACAGCATCAAAAAATTAAACGGTTGATTCTGAATCAATTGGGTATTGATGAGAACCAGATAGGCGTAATCAATGCCGATGAGGCCAGTGGCAAAAAACTTGATCAAATTGGAAAAGCCTTTAATGGCGGGAAGATCAAAATCATCATTGCCAATAAAAAGGCCGAAGTCGGGGTGAACCTGCAAAAGGGTACCACGGCCATCCATCATTTAACACTACCTTGGACACCGGCCAGTATCGAGCAAAGAAATGGGCGGGGGGTCAGACAGGGGAACAAGGAAGCATCCGTAAAGGTTTATTATTATTGTGGCAAGGGGTCATTCGATGCTTACCGCAAAGACCTTTTACAAGCCAAGTCCCATTGGATCGGGGAATTATTGACGGGGGATGCGACATCGGCTAAGAATGGTGATGCTGATAATTCAGATGAACTCCTTGAACTCCTGGCAGAAAATCCAGAAGAGGCAAAAAGGCAACGGGCAGAGCGTATGGCCCTGGAAAAAAGAAAAAGAGAAAAACGTCATTCCCAGAACCTTATTAACCGGTTATTGGGCCTTGCCTCAAAAGCACATGTTCTTGATGGCCTTGATGGCGCAAAACAGAGTGAACATGATTCTGTCGATAAAATCATTGATGAAGAAACCTATAAAATCGAACGGACCAAAGAGGCGATAAACCAGGAAGGTAAAGATGAGAAACTGACCGAACGCCTTGATAAACAAAAAAGGCGACTTGCAGGGGCCAGGGCCAGGAAACAAGCCCTGGATGCCAAGTATGACGCAAAAAAAGAGCAGCTTGAGGCCCAGATTAAACAGGCAAAAGGGTTTCTTGAACACCAGGCAAAAGAAGGCAAGCTCCCCTTTGGACAGGAGTTGATTGATAACCCTGGCAATGCCGCTGCCGATACATACGGGCGATTATATGAGGTTGGCAAATTTTATGAAATCAAAGACAAAGACAACAAAACAACAGCCCTCTTTAAAGTAACTGCAGCGATGGCCATGGAAAGATCCATCACTATGGAAGTGATCATCGGTCATGCCAGGATGAATGGTACCCGTAAACTGGTAGAACTTAAGGGTCGGATTAATCAATGCTCATATTCTGAAAAAGAACTGGTTGTAAAGCGGATTGAAGCAAAGGATGATATTGATTATGAAACCCTTATAAAATTTGGCCTGGACAAACAAACCTTTGCCGAACTTCATGACACGCTCAAAGAGAAAACCATGGGCACTCGTATTATCGAAACGGGGGGTGAGATTGAAATATATGATGGTTACTCAAACCCGGATGGTGATTACCGTCTTGTTTTCCCTGACCCCGGCAACGAGTCTTTCAAAAAACGTGTTCTTTCTAAATATCTTGAGCTTGATCGGGATGGCGGGGCAGGGTGGTCTGTAAACGGCCTTATGGGAAAGCTTTTTGGTTCCAATTACCGAGAGATGGCAGCTGAGTATGGTACCAAGGTCACGGAAGCTGAGATCCTGGAGGCCATCGGTAGCCTTTGGAATGGTGAGGTAACTGAACGATATCTAAAAGACGATTTTGAACCAACCGACTTCCCGTATTCCTTGCGCCTTATTAGAAATTTCATGTGGGATCGGTTACAAAAATTGGCCGACAATGCAGACGATATCAAGAAAGCTATGAGTGATTTCCTTGCTGGTAAAGAGGAAGAATACCGAATTAAAACCAATGAAGCCGCAAGAAAAGAGGCCGATGCAGAAAGAGAACAATTTAAAAATAATCCAGCGTTGTTGAAAGTTTTAGAGAATAAGGATAGATTCAATAGTATTGGTGTGATTCTTAAAACCAATGAGAAGGTTGCGGCCATAAATTATAGTTCTTTTGAGCCGTTCGCCAGATTGTTTTTGCAAGACAAAGCGTTCGGTGGTTCTGCAAAACAAATGTTTGCCGGGAAGAAATCAGTCCAGGCGGAATGGGGAACAAAGTTTAATAAAAAATGGCCCGAGAATTCTGGGGCATGGTGGCACTTGCCGGAAAGCGCAGATATGGACGCCTTATACGAAGAATTAAAGCAATATTCAGAATAAAGGATATAACACAATGGAAAATATTTATAAGCCCACAAAAGAAGATCTGCAACCCCTTATCGAACAGGTGGGGGATCTGGTGACATGGGAACAAAAATTTGTCAAATCCCTTGCCGGTTTTTTGGCAAAAAATCCACTCCGGTACCGTGGATATGGCCCGTATTGGTGGCTTGTCAAACAGGCGTTGATTGAGCATGGAGAAACGCAATTCGGGGATCATGTGGATGTTCAGATGGTTGGGGCCCTAGAATATGGTGACCGGCCATTGAACCTGATTGCCGCCTTTGCCTATTCGGAAACCATGTTTGATCTTGGTAAGATGACAGATAGTTACCATTTGATTGATACCGATGGCGAACAGCATGAGTATGTCATTGCAGACGATGAAATGGAAATTCTCCACGCAACGAATCAGTTATGATTTAAGGGGTTATTTTGGCGAAATTAAAAAAATTCAAGGATGGTGGGGGTGGTGGCTTTGAGAAGGCTCTTGAAATCCTATTCCCGGGGAGAAAGGGTGTAACTCCTTTTGAAGAGCGGAGCGTAGACTTACCAGCGACCGCAGCCGGGTATTTTGATGGCTTTGTGGGTGGGGATGCCATGGACCCCGTGGCCAGGGTTTTTTCCGCATCATCAGATGATGAAAAGCTTATCCATCAGTTGCCGATCGAAAGACTTGCAAAATATCCTTTTTTAGAAGCCATGGCCGAAGATCCGACCATTGATAGCGCCCTTAAAATGCACATTTCCAGCGCATTAAGCGCAAGCAATGATACCAACGAGGTCATGTCAATTGAAAGCACAACCGATTCCGAAGATCCCATAGTCCAAGATTTACGGGATACTTTCAAGGATATGATCAATGCCAACGCCCAGAGTTGGGCATATACATCTGCTCTTTTAGGCGCGTCATATGCCAGGGTTTACGGAAAAAATGGTGTTGGTGTCACTCATGTCAGGAACGATTTTTATACCCATCCCCGATTTATGCGAGAATTTGAGCAAGCCGGGAGCCTTGCCGGGTATGTTTGTTCATATCAGCAAGGGGGCGGTCCTATCCGGCTTATGCCTCCCTGGAATTTTATCTCCTTTAAGATTCCGCATTGGAAAAGACGACAACAAATAGAGCCTTACCGAATTGACTCAAGCCCCATTGACCTTTCAAGCGATAATTACCTTACTGAATCCATCGTTGAAACACAAAATTATGGGACCAGCATGATTGAAACGGCATATAGCCCCTGGTTTGATTTGATGGAAGCCATTTTAAGCTTAAACATGTCCAGGAAAAATGCGGCCAGGCTGGAACGGCTCATCGGAGTCAATACGGGTCGGCTTGATCCTATCCGGGCATCAAAATATTTGAATAATATTTCAAAAACTATCCTGAAAACAAATCAAGATATGGCAAAAAAGAGTTTAAAGCGTGGGTTCATTCAGACAGTAATGAATCATATCATTCCCATTTTCGGTGACACAAAAGGCCGGTTGGACATCAACACCCTGGAAGGTACCCCGGACATCCAGGGGATTGAAGATGTAACATTCCACATCAATCGATTGGGTAGTGCCGTCGGTATTGATCCAAGCCTATTGGGTTTTGGGGAACAACTCTCAGGTGGCCTTGGGGATGGTGGTTTTTTCAGGGTTAGTATCCTTGCGTCCATTAAAGCTCAAATGCTCCGCACCGCAGTGAAAACCGGCCTGGAAAGGCTATTTGAAATCCATGTTGCCTATAAATATGGGAAAACTTTTTTACCAGGGCAAAAACCATGGAGACTCATGTTTAATTCCGTTTCATCTGCCATGGAGAGAGAGCAACAGGAGAATTCAGAGGGTAGAGCCAATCTTGCCCTTGCCCTTGCTGGCCTACCAGGGATGATTGACCCTGAAATGATGATTACTGACAAACGGGCCTTGGCCAACTTTTTAATGACCGACATTATGAAGATCGATGAAGAAAAATTCAAAGGGATTTACCCGGAAGCCCTTGCCAAAAAAGCAGAAGAGGATAGAAATAACAACAATAAGGGTGATGGCGGTGGTGTCTTTGAAGCGGGTACCATACCAGAGGCATTTAAACAGCAAGTTTATTCAATCGTTGAAGAATTTTATAATAATGAATAATGGG